TTTTGCTTGATTCTTTGCATACTCACGAACTTCGTAAATATAGGTTCGTGTTTTCTTTTTCTGTGGTTTTGGTTCAATACACTGTTTTTTGGTTTGATTTCAATCACATATTTTTTAACCATACCATTATTCTCTCTTACCTTAATATAGAAATCTGGAAAGTATCTATGAACCTTATTATCTAATGGTGAACGATATGGAAGCCAAAATTCTTCACTTCCCCACTCTAAAATATTTTGATTACTATCACAATATTTCATAAATTTTAATTCCCACAAGGAACGATAGATGATGTTTCTAAAGTTACCTTTATATTTTAAGGGATTATTTGGTTGATAACGACCCTTATAAGACATCTAAATAGAAATAATAATATAAGTATATTTAGAGTGGCAGGAACTATTTCAAAATATAAGATGAATGCACTTACTAAAATGGATATTAGTAAGTTATCTTTGAATAATCAATATCAGGTTAATATATCAGGTATAAATGCTGAACTCAAAAGATATTTGGGTCAGTATTATGATATACCTAATAATTATGCTACTGGTGGTGATATTGGTATAATGTGCTGTGAAGCAACACTTCCAACCAGTTCTTTTGCAACATCAGAAGTCAAGGATAATTATCACGGAATAAATCAGCAATTTGCTCATACACGAATTTATATTGAAAGTGATTTTGCTTTTTATGTTGACCAAGATTATAATGTTCTTAAATTCTTTGAAGGGTGGATGGATTATATTTCAGGTGATGATAATTATTTGGGAATAACCAGAGAAGATGAACAGAATTATTATAAAAGATTTAATTACCCTATGAATAGGGATAATAAGATTGGATATAAATCTGGTAGTTTAACAATAACTAAGTTTGAAAGAAACTATGATAACAAATCTCTTTGTTATAAATTTGTTAATGCATTTCCCAAAGGAATGACATCAATACCTGTTCAGTATGGTGGTGCCGACCTTTTAAAGATTAATGTTCAATTTGCTTATGACCGTTATTATGTTGAATAAACCCCTATAAATAAATTTACTGAAGTGTGAAAACATTATGCCTTTACCGAAGATTTCGACCCCGACTTATGAGTTGGTATTACCATCTAGTGGAAAAAAAGTTAAATATAGACCTTTCTTAGTTAAAGAGGAAAAGATTCTAATCATGGCATTAGAATCTGAAGATACCAAACAAATTACTTCTGCTATAAAATCAGTTCTTTCTGATTGTATTTTGAGTAGAGGTATAAAGATTGATAAACTAGCAACATTTGATATTGAATATTTGTTTTTAAATGTTCGTGGAAAATCTGTTGGAGAAACTGTTGAAGTGAATGTGACTTGTCCAGATGACGGACAAACTAAAGTGGAAATGGTAATTGATATTGATTCAATAAAAATTCAGAAAGATTCTAATCACTCTAATATTATTAAGTTGGATGATAGTTTATCAGTTCAAATGAATTATCCATCATTAGATCAATTTATTGAAACTAACTTTGATACTAGTAGTAATAGTCAGGTCGATGAATCATTGAATGTGATTATGTCTTGTATTAACCAAGTATACAATGAAGAAGAAGCATGGGAAGCTTCAAATTGCACAAAGAAAGAATTAAGAGAATTTGTTGAATCTATGAATTCTAAACAATTTAAACAAGTTGAAAATTTCTTTGAAACAATGCCAAAGTTATCTCATAAAGTCAAAGTAATGAATCCAAATACAAAAGTTGAAAGTGAAGTGGTAATTGAGGGATTAGCATCTTTTTTCAGTTAGCTCTGGCACATGAGAGTTTGGAAAATTACTATCGTACTAATTTTGCTCTCATACAGCACCATAAATATAGCTTAACAGAGCTTGAAAATATGATACCGTGGGAAAGAGAAATATATGTTTCACTTCTCCAACAATATATTGAAGAAGAAAACCTAAAGCAACAACAAAGTGGCCATTAACCCCGAAGTAGTTCCATCAAACGTTAAATTAAATGTAACCAACGTAAAAAGTATTTTTAACGGTGGTGGTAAGGGGAGTTCTATTGTTCCTAAGAGAAGAGGTGGTGCAATAGTTCCTAGTTCAAGAGGTGCCATTACTTCAGAAGGACTTGGATTGGCAGGTGGAGGCCAAGGAAGTTTGGAAGAAAGAGTTGCTGCAAATGAAAAGAAAATAACGATGCTTAAGAGGATCGTTAAAACTCATCAAAATCCATTTGGTGGTGACCCATTAATGGAAATAACTTCCATTCTTCAAGATATTGGAAATGCATTAGCATTAGATTTTTCAAATAGAATTACACAAAGAAATGATGAAATATCAGATTTAAGATCATCTGCAGAATCTAAAAAAAGAGGTGGAATTGAATCTGGATTGGAGGCAGTTAATAAGATAAGTACTAAAGTTGGAAACGCATTTGGTGCTGTTTTAGCACCAGCAAAAGGTATTCTGGATAAAATTATAGGATTCTTTGGTAATTTAGCATTAGGATTTTTAGCAGATAAAGGGTTAAAATGGTTATCTAATAATAAAGAAGGTGTTATTTCATTTTTTAAATTTTTAGGAGATCACGGTCAGAAAATTCTAATTGGATTAGGTGCTATTATTGGTGGTGTTATTGTTTATAAACTTGTTAAGACTATTATAGGAGTTGTTAAATTTGTTAGGGGTGTTATTAAGGTAACACATAGAGCGTTTAGATTGGGTAGAGTTTTTATTAAACGAACTCTTCCAAAGTTATTAAAGAACGCACAGAATATAATAAAAAATATTGCAAATGTTGGTAAAAATATTGGTAAGGGTGTTAAAGGTATTGGTAAGGGTATAGTAAATATAGGAAAATCTGGAATAAAGGGTGTTAAAACTGCTGCTAAAGGTGCAAAGGCAATAGTAAAGGGTGGTGGAAAGGGATTACTTAAAGGATTGGGTAAATTTGGAGGAAAGAGTTTCCTTAAGAAGATTCCAATTGTTGGATTAGGTCTTGGTGCTGCATTTGCTGCAGGAAGACTTTTATCAAGTCCTCCTGATTGGATGGGTGCAGCATTAGAATTGGGCTCTGGAGCAGCATCTATGATTCCTGGTGTTGGAACTGCAGTTTCACTTGCTCTTGATGCTGGCACTATGGTGAGAGATCATAAGAAAAATCAAGCATCAGGTGAGGTTAGTGCGGTTGAAAAAGATTATAAGAGTGTAGTAAATACTGCTACCAATATGGATTTTTCACGGAGTGTGAAAACTTCTGATCTTCGATTACCTTCAAAAGGTGGTGTAACAGTTATGGATGCTATTAGATTATCAGATTCGGCAAGACAACAACCTGGTCTTGATAGTAGTGGTGATGGAGATTCATTACCAATAATTAATTCACAGGATACTTCTAATTCTTATGTTGTTGATATTGCAAATGACTTATTAGGTATTATTGTATAATGGCAAATTCAGCACAAAAACTAAAACTCACTGCTTCTAATATTAGAAGTTCGTTGATTAATAATAATAAGAAAATAGCAAAATTAGATGCTAAGAAATTATCTTTGGTTCGTAGGCAGAGATTAAGAGCAGAAAGAGATGCTGCTGAGAAAAATATAGAAAAAAAGAATAAGGGTGGGCCTATAAAAAGTGTATTATCAAATGTGTCTGGATCTGTTATGAGTTTGAAGGATAAGATATTAAATTTCTTCGGTTATCTTTTGATGGGATGGATTACGACAAAGTTACCTGCTATTATAGAGAAGTTAAAGAGTGCTTATCAATTTGTTGAACCTCTTGTAAAAGTTGCATGGAATGTGATAAGTACTATCACAAAAGCAATAGTTAAATTTGGAGGTTGGGTTTTTGGGTTGTTTAATAAGAAGGAAGCAGAAAAGAATGTTGCTGTTTTATCTGAAAGTAAAGATGTTATCGGAAAAGAATTAGATTCTATTAAAATCCCTGAACTTGATGAGAATGGGGATAATTCACAAGAATCAACTAAAAAAATAGATATTAGTAAGTCAAATACTAATACTGAAATCTCAAAATTAAAAGCATCTGAGAGTTCTCAAGAAACCAGAGATGGAAAAACTGATGAAAAGTCAATTGAAGCAGATGATGATGAAACAGAGACTAATTCATTATTAGCTACTTTTGATTCTCTCTTGGGTATGGATCCTTCTAAACTTTTAGGAAAAGATGGTGGTGGAAGTGGAATTGCTGGAAAGATGCCAGAAGAGATTTCATCAATTTCACCTAATGTGGAATCATTATCACAAAATATTATTAGTAAAGTTGATAAATATGCTGGTGATTTGAAAGGTAATCTTGAGGAAATAAATACTCAAACAGTTATAATGCCTATTGAAGTGGAAAAAATGATGGGTTCTATACAAAATGGTTCTAACCCTTCAATATCAACTCCTGAACCTGTTCCATCTAATCTGTCTTAAATATAATGTCAGTACAAGCATCAAAATTTGAAATATTTAAAATTAGATCGGCTAATAGAAAGAATGAAGTTGATTTAGCAAAGGGGCAGTTTAGGATTGGAAACATTTATTATTATGAAAATCTTCTA